ATATACCCTATAATCATCCCAATCTAATTCTTCAGTTAAAAAACAATTAGCATCATCTGAGTGATTTAAAAAACCACCTATAGAGGTTCTTACATAACCAGTTATTATTGGTACTTTGATATGCGACATACCCAAATCAAAATCTGCATTAATAGTTTCGATTGCAAATAAACCATGGCCTTCTATAGGACTTTTTTGCACCTCAACGCAGTCAGGTAGTGGTATATAATAAAAATTATTATAAACAGGATAACTTATTTAATTCTGCCGTGTTTTTTTCTAATAGCATCTTTACCACGTCTAAATATTTCTGCTTGCCTTGGTTTACCGCCATACTTAGACCTTTGTTCGCCTACTGTTAATATTTGTATTAATCTAGCAAACGGTTTTCTTGTTTTTTTTACTTTTGCAACCGTATCTTTAGCATCTTGGATTGTTGCGTATTTGATAGATACGGTATCTTTAGGATTTTCGTCTGTATACAGGCGGCGACCTGAGCCTTTTGGTTTTTTACCTGTGCCTACCTTAGGATCTCTTCTTTTTCTTACTGGCATTTCTAGCCTTTTTTGTTTGTGCTACTATCTTTTCCAGCACTTTAACTTGAGCTGCATGAGACTTAGAGGCTTTTTCAAGGCCTTTTATTAGTTTGTCTAATTCTTCAGTGTAATGATAACTCAACAGTCCCAATCCCTTCTTGCCCAATAATTTGCTTTCATTCTGTCATTACCTAATTTTTCACTTCGTTTACAGTATGACCTTTTTCTTTTTGGATCATTCTTATGCATACCTAATTTAGCATCTCCAAAAGCAATACGTTTAATTTTACCTGTAGCTGGATTTTTAACAAAGACTTCTTTACGTTTTCTACCGTATCCAGGGCTACCCTTTGGAATAGCCCTAGGTCTGTTAAGTGTTACAGTTTTGCCTTTGTATTCTGCCATTCATTAATAATTTTTATTCAAAACTAAAATAATAGAATAGGCATCACCGCTAGAGTGTCCAATTGTAGTGAAGTCTATATCTCCAGTTACGCCTGAGCCTGCATTATTAGGTATACCAGAAAACTGATCAAAATATTCATCACCTGAACTATCAGGTGCTAAAGTTACTGCTAAAACATTAGTAGTTGCATCAAATTCTATATCAACACCCATGCCTCTACAAAACCAATGTATTCTGGCTATAGATACGCTAGTACAAGATTCTCCCTTACTGTTAGTGGTTAAAGCTGAAACATCAACTTTTTTAACAGAGGATTCTCCTGTGCCGTCAGATTCATTAGTAAACTTTAATACTGCGACTCTCTCACCATCTTGGATAGTTTGTGAAGTTACTGTATCTGCCATTGTTTACTCCTATCTTTCGACTGCTGCTACAACGTAGTCAATAGTCATAGTTTGTGCTGAGGCTTCACCATTTTGAATACCGAATGAAACTGTTAATTCTTCATCATCTGGTAAATTAGTTATAGCCACGCCAACTGGAGCAGCATTATCTACTGAATAGAAAACTTTAGAGGCATCTGGATCAATAAACCAAGTTGTTGTAATAAAAGTATCATCAGCCATAGTTGCTACATCTTCAGTAGTTGTAGCTGAATTATCTTTCTCAACTAAGAAATCTAGACCTGCATCTCCATCTGCTGAGATAAAGAATACACCGTCTGTAGTATCAAGTGGTGTTGTATCGGTAATACCAAGACCCATTACAAAGTCTGATTGGTCAACATCATTCACTTTAAATCTAGCTGAAAAGTAAGCTTTCTTACTGGTGCTAAGTTTAAAACCTTCACCTTTTAATTGTAAAAAGTCTAAGTCGTTATCGCCAGCAGCATTGGTAAGCAATAATGCTCCTCCTGCTGATGAAGTTACAGCTTCAGTTGCACTTCCTGTGCCCGCTTCTGTAGTTGTAATCGTCCAATCACCAGAATTGTATGTAAAGAAATCATTGTGATACATATAAAACGTCTGATCTGACGGATATGGTGCAAACATAGGTTGGTTTTTCTTGTGCTGTGTAGCGACAGTATTACCCGCCCAAAGTATTAAGTTTTGAAAATGTGGATTAGCCATTATGAACTCCTGTATATTGTATTAATGGAAACCTTGCGGCCCTCATCAAGCTAATTAATTTTATAACCTCTTAAATTCTATACCTTATTGATAACCTAAGCAACAAAAAAGGGAGCCGAAGCTCCCTTAAAAAATTGTAGTTGAGTTGGAAACGCTACAATAAATCGTTCCTATTAAGCACCTTGAGAACCGAATACGGCTCTAAAGTTTGAGTATCCGAATGAATATCTTTCTCTAGCTTTGTATCTCATGTTACCAGTATCGAAATCACCTTCTAATGCAGTTTGCATTGGAGATCTTTCGAAGTATTTAAACCCGTCTGGGCAATCGGTTAATATGAAATAAGCATCTGTATCTGTCAGATAATTGTTAACAACATAACCCTGTGGCAACATTCCCATGTTGTTTACAGCGTTTATATCGTTATCAGACGTACCAACTCTACCAGGAGAGTTAAGTAGTCTATCTGCTACAAATACCAACTGTGGTGGAACGACAAGCTTTGTCCCTTGAAGCGCTATATTAAGACCTCTATCATCTGTAAATGTAGAGATACTAATAAGATTATCTTCTAGAGATGTCTCATTCAAGTCTGCCATAGTTGTTGCTCTATTTGCTAGTGAGCCACCGCCGCCTAGCGGATGATCTGTAGCAATCAAAGTTTTACCATCGCCGCCAGTTACACTAAACGCGTTGTTTAGCACTGATGCTGCTTTGATTTGCTTTGTATTTGCCATCGACCTTGCTAATGCTTTGGTATACCTTGCACCAAGTCTGTCATAAAGATTATCCTCAATCGCCTCTTCAGTAAGAGCAAAAGCTAAAGCCACTGTTTCGTGGGTATAACGTGAAGTGTAGCCTTCGTTAGCGTTGTCAAATCTGACTCCACTACCTTCTGCTTTTACTTCAGCATTACCAAACCCTACGATTAGAGTTTCTTCTTCAAATGCTCTGTCAGAAGATTCACTTTCGTAAATCTCTAAATGTTGAGCCTCATAACGAGAATATTCCATACCGAATAAGGCGTTCAAACCAGGCTCTAATTCTTTCGCTAATTGCGCTCTATTTATTGCCATTTATTTATACTCCCGTTGGATCGACATAGAAGTGCTCATTAAACTTGACTATTACATTCACGTTTGCTGAACCTGTAGTACTGTTATCTGGATCACTCGAAAAGCCCATAATTCTAAACGTAGCAGTTGTAGCTGCTGTTGTTCCAGATAGTTCCATTGCTGACATACCAGTTTTGGTAGAACCAGCGGTATAGGAAATATCTGCGTTCAAACCGACATCAGTTTGAGCTGGAGAACCTGCACTTTGAATTTCAAATACAGCATTAGGATCATCATGCACGAATGCAACTATATCAGACGAGACTGTGCCATCAGGGTAATGTGAACTAAAAATAACTTCTCCTGAAGAATTAGTAAACTTACAACCTCTGAACACACCTAATGCTTCATCACCAGCAGCAGCTACTAAAATAGTACCAGCATTGGTCATTTTCACTAGGTCGCCTGAAAAAATGTTCCCGGATGCACCTGAAGCGATCTCGTATTCAGTTGTACCATTAGAGGTAGGTCCTGAACCAAGTGCGCCAACAAGTCTTGCACCAAATGGGGCATTCTTATTTGCCATAATAAATCACCTATATATTTAAAATGTATATTTAGCGATCAACTGCGTTGACCACCGCCAAAAGTTACTTTGCTTTTTCTCTCTGGATTTAAAATCGGAGAGCTTGGATCTGATTCCCTAAGAAGATCATTATCAACAGCTTCTTGTTGTGTTGATGCACGATTCTGAAAGTAGGAGTTTCTTTCTTCACGTGTTTCATTAGGAATTTTAGCCAATAGCAAACCACCAACTGATACTATTCCTGCATGTTTACCGTTCTCTATGGTAGGAAGTTCAAAATCAGGTAATTCTTCAG